TTATTTCCCAGGCTGGGAGATGGTGGAAGGTTAATGAAAAGGCTGAGAATATAAACAATCTGCCCGAAGGCTATTATGTGCAGTTGTTGGGTGGAAAGAACCTGGATTGGATCAGATGCTACGCTGAAGGTAAATACACCTATGTCCAGGAAGGCAGACCCGTCTGGTCCGAGTATGATGACACCACGATGTCGGCTGACCTGGAGCCTATTCCCAATATTCCTATTAATATCGGCTTAGACTTTGGATTAACCCCAGCTGGTGTTTTTGCACAGAAGTTGCCGAATGGTCGGTGGCATATACTGCATGAGGTTGTGACGTTTGATATCGGTCTTGAACGCTTTTGCTCTGTACTTAAAAGCGAACTAGAGATGAGATTTCCTGGCTTTGAAGTCAATATGTGGGGCGATCCAGCTGGTATGCAGCGAGATCAGATATTTGAGACAACTGCCTTTGACCATTTAAAGACACACGGATTATTAGCCAGGCCAACTGCAACCAACGATTTTAGGACCAGGCGTGAAGCTGTTGCTATTCCTATGGGAAGATTAATAGACGGTAAACCTGGCTTCATGGTCAATCGTAAATGCCAGAGATTAAGAAAAAGCCTAGCTGGTGGATATCACTTTAAGCGTGTTGCGATTGGTGCTGGACAGGAAAGATTTAAAGACAGCCCTAATAAAAATGAACACTCCCACGTTGGGGATGCTGTCGGCTACTGCCTGTTAGGTGGTGGTGAACATAAACGTATGACCGTCAGACCCCGTTCTGAATATGGCAATTCAACTGCGAAGGTCCTGGATTTTGATGTTTTCTCTTGATGAATTAAACAAAGTAATGCGAATGGATACGCCCAGGCATCGCATCATTCCGTTTCATATATCGCATCTGGACCGAATAGAACTGAATGACCATGACCACAAAGTTTTGTCACAATTTGAGAATTACAGAGAATACATGATGGCTTTTGCCAACTACGGTGTTGCTTATACGGCTGTCGGCGATGATATGTTCTATGCTTTTTTTGGCGTATTCCCATTATGGGAAGGTGTAGCCGAAGCCTGGTTGATGCCGAGCCGACATATTAATAGAAAAACGATATCTATGCACCGTGCTTCACTACGATTTTTTGAGTATTATGCACAGAAAAATAGCCTAAAAAGACTACAGTTCACGGTTCATTCCCTAAATGTTCGGGCTGTAACTTGGGCTGAACGGTGTTATTTTAATCGGGAAGGAATTTTAAAACAATATGGTCCAGATGGATTGGATCATTATATGTATGCGAGGTATTTTTAATGGGTTCATTATTCTCCAGACCAAAACCACCACCCCCACCACCTAAAGCAGTAACGGATACTTTGACGGCTAAAGAAAACCAGGTCAAGGCTGATGAATTACAGGAAACAAAGATTTCTCAAAGTAGAAGAAAATCAAGAGCAAGAGGTGGTATGTCGGGAATGATGATGGCTGGTGGTCAAGCTAGGCCCGATTATCTGGAACCTCCAAAAACTAAACTAGGTGTCTCTGGTCGTAATCCGAGGAATATTGGTTAGTGGCTGAAGAAGAAGAAAAGAAAGAAGAAGAAAAAGAACTTATTGTTTATGAGTTTGTCGAAAAAAAACCAGATAAAATTTGGCGTAGAAATCCTAAGTTTACTAAGCCTGTACATGAAGAAAAGGAAGAATGAGAAAAGTACATAAAAATCCTACTGGTGGTTTATCTGAAGCTGGTCGTAAGCATTTTAATCGTACTACGGGCAGTAACTTAAAAAAACCAGTTTCTTCGGGAGACAATCCTAGACGGGCCAGTTTCCTCGCTAGAATGAGTTCTGTAAAAGGTCCAGATTATAAAGACGGTAAACCGACTAGAAAGTTATTAGCACTCCGTAAATGGGGAGCTAGTTCGTCAGCAGATGCCAAGAAAAAGGCAAACGCTATTTCTCAACGTAATAAAACAAGGAGTACTTAATTATGCCAATGGGTCCAGGAACTTATGGAAGTAAAAAAGGTAGACCAAAGAAAACCTTAACAAGCAAACAAAAAACTTTGCCTTCATCTTTGCAGAAAAAAATTATGGCTTCTAAGAAGAGGAAAAAGTAATGGCTAAACGACCTGGTTTATATGCCAACATACACGCTAAAAGAAAGCGTATAAAAGCTGGTAGTAAAGAAAAAATGAGAAAGCCTGGTAGTAAAGGCTCTCCAACTGCAAAAGCATTTAGAGATAGTGCTAAGACAGCAAAGAAAAGATAATGGCTGAATTATCCCTTACCCAAATAAAGAAACGCTACAAACAAGCTGAAGCTCATAAGGACCATTGGAGAGCTATCTACGAAGAAGCCTATGAGTTTGCTTTGCCTATGCGAAATATGTATGACGGGTATTATGAGGGAGATGTACCTGGTCAAAATAAAATGAAACGGGTATTTGATAGCACGGCTGTCCATTCTACGGCTAGATTTGCTAACCGTTTACAATCATCATTGTTCCCACCACAGAGGGAATGGTGTCGATTATTACCTGGTGAAGATATACCAGCCGACAGAAAAATAGAAGCACAACAAGCGTTAGATTTTTATTCAACTAAAATGTTTTCTATCATGCGACAATCTGGATTTGATTTAGCTATGGGCGAGTTTCTTTTAGATTTAGCTATTGGTACTTCTGTTATGCTTATCCAGCCTGGGGATACTGAAACCCCGATACGCTATGAAGCTATACCAAGTTATCAAGTTTGTTTTGAAGAAGGTCCTAATGGCAATGTTGACACGGTTTATCGTAAATTAAAAAAACCATTCAATATTATAGAGCGTGAATTTCCAGATGCTAAGATACCTGGCGAGTTAGTAAAAAAGTATGAAGAGGACCCGACAGAAAAAGTTGAGTTATTAGAAGCGACTTATACCAATGACGGGTTTATTTATTATTGTATATCTACAATGGAAGAAGATTTTAAGTTAGTTACGAGAACTCTTAAAAGTTTTCCATTTATTGTGTCCAGGTACATGAAAGCCAGTAATGAACGATACGGCAGAGGTCCTGTATTGTACGCTTTACCAGATATAAAGACATTGAACAAAGTTACCGAATTAACACTCAAAAATGCTTCATTATCTATAGGGGGAGTTTTTACGGCTGTTGATGATGGTGTCCTTAACCCCGAAACTGTCTCCATTGTACCTGGAGCCGTATTAAGCGTTTCATCAAATGGTGGTCCTAGAGGTCCAAGTTTACAGCCATTGCCAAGAAGTGGTGATCCTCAACTGTCACAAATTGTTTCATCTGACTTACGGGCAAATATTAAAAAGACTTTATTAGATGAAAGCCTACCACCCGATAACATGAGTGCCAGGTCAGCTACAGAAATTGTAGAAAGAATGAAAGAATTATCACAAAATTTAGGGTCAGCTTTTGGTCGATTGATTACTGAAACAATGAACCCGATTGTACGAAGATCGTTAGAGCTAATGAATGAAATGGGTATGATAGATTTACCGTTAAAAATAAATGGTTTGGAAGTACAAGTATTGCCAACATCACCGTTGGCTATGGCTGGTAATATGGACCGTGTAAATGATGTCATGTCGTTTATGCAGATATCTCAATCATTAGGTCCAGTTGGTCAGACATTAGTTAAACAAGATGCTGTTGGAGACTACCTGGCTGATTTATTGTCGATACCAGCAAATTTAAGAACTACGCCACAGGAACGGGTGCAGATGCAACAGCAGATGATGGCTACGGCCCAGGCTATGGCAGAACAACAGGGAATGGATACATCACAAATAGAGGAAGCAGTTAATGAGCCAAGCAGATAGAATAACGTCAATTAATGAGCCTGGCTGGGATGGCGTAAATGCCAATGACCAGGCAATGAAAGTACAAAATCAAAAACTACAAACGGAATTAGACAAGGTTTTTTTTGAGACTTTTAAAACTGAACCAGGTCAAAAGTTAATGAATTATTTACGAAACCGATATTTAGAACAGCCGTGTTTTGTGCCTAATGCTGATCCTTCTTATGGATATTTAAGAGAAGGACAAAACAGTATTATACGGGAAATAGAATTAAGAGTAAGGAGAGCAAATGAGCCAAGATAGTCAAGAAGCTGTACAGGAAGCCCCTGTAGAAGATAAAGGTCTATTAGCCAACATGAGGGCAGAAGAAGCCCAAACAGAGGAAAAGACCGAAGAAGGCATAGAGCATAAAGCAAAAGACCCTGTACCAGAAAGGCCCGAAAATATCCCAGAGAAGTTTTGGGATAAGGAAAAGGGAGAAGCCAGAATTGATGATGCTTTTAAATCTATTAACGAATTAGAAAAAAAATTATCTCAAGGTAAACATAAAGCACCAGAGGAATATAATTATGAAATATTGGATAAAAATGGTTGGACAAAAGATGATCCAGTTGTGGGAAAATTTACGGAATGGTCCAAGCAAAACAACATTAGTCAAGATAACTTCAACGAACTTGTCTCCCAAGTCATCGAAATCGCTGGACAAGGTGAAGAGCAAGAAAAAATCAACTCGCAAGAAGAACTTAAAAAATTAGGTAATAACGGTAAAGCTATTATCAAACAAAATTTAGATTGGATAGAAGGTAAAGTAAACCAGGGAGTTTTCACTAAAGAAGAAGCTGAAATTATGGATACCTGGGGTAAATCTGCTGAAAGCATAAAATTAATTTCTAAACTTAAAAATTTATCTGGTGACTTATCCCCTATTCCGATTGTTGATGATGTAGAAGCAAAAGAAAGTGACGATGACTTTACAGCCCGTATGGACAGCATGATGAGTGATGAGCGTTACGGGAATGATATGGATTTTACCAGGAAGGTAGAAAAAGAATTTCAGATTCGGTACGGCAATTAAAAAGCATATTTCCTCCTAAATCAAACTTGGTGGGTAAGTAGCTGTACCGATTATACTTACCCACTCTTTTTTTATTGTACAAAGTCTAAAGGTTGTGCTATGGATTAATTGTACTACAACTCATTCGAGCAGTACTGGCTGTGCAGAAATGCATCGTTGCGTTAGCGTGTAACGAAGTCCAAGGCAGTATATCAATACTATAACCTACTGGCGTTTAACTTAAATTTTAACAATAAAGAGGGAAAATCCTATGAGTACTGGATTATCAACAGCCTTCATACAGTTATTTGACGCAGAGGTTAAACAAGCCTATCAAGGTTCTGCTGTCCTCAATAACGTATGTAGGATGAGAACTGGAGTAGTTGGTTCAACAGCTAACTTTCCAAATGTGGGTAAAGGACAGGCTACTGTTCGTACACCACAAACAGATGTTACTCCATTAAATACATCTTTTGGTACAACATCTGTATCGCTAACTGATTACAATGCTTCT